TGTTAATTCTGCCATGTTACCAAATTGTATTTAGATCCAATCATTATGTACGCACTTAACCATCATTACTAAATATGTGTATATAAAGAAAGTACGAATTAGTTTTTAGTATTTATGGAGAATAAAATGACAGAATCACAACCAGGACAAAATGTTAATCCTTTAAAGAAGTATTACAGACAGCCCAAGCAGTTCATTAGATTGCCTAGCGGTTACAAATACTATCCAGAAGGAGCCATTGAAGTTTCTGAATCAGGAGAAATTGCTGTGTATCCAATGACAGCAAAAGACGAATTAATATTCAAAACTCCAGATGCATTGTTGAATGGTGAAGCCACTGTTACTGTTATTCAAAGTTGTGTGCCTGCAATTAAAAATGCATGGCAGATGCCCAGTATAGATGTTGATGCCACATTGATTGCAATCAGAATGGCAACATACGGCACAAAGATGAGTGTGCCAATCATGGTGCCAAACACAAAAATTGAAAAAGATTATGAATTGGATCTACAAGTCACGTTGGACAAACTGTTGAATGCACAGTATCAATCCACAGCACTAGTGGGCAACATGGAGATCACAACACAGCCTTTGAGCTATGATCAATTTTCTAAAATGGCAATCAAGTCATTTGAAGAAGCACGTGTGCAAGAAATAATCAAAGATCAAGACATGGATGAAGAAGAAAAATTAAAAAGATTCCAAAAGAGTTTAACCAAATTAACTGATCTAAACATCAGCATGGTGGGAGACACTGTGGCATCAGTCAAAGTGGACGGACAAACAGTTACTGACAGAGTCATGATCACAGAATTTATTGAGAATGCTGAAAAAGGATTTTTCCAAGCAGTGCTGGATCATTTGGAATTACAAAGACAAGCATTCGCATTGCCTACCATCACAGTGGATTCCACTGAAGAAGAACAAAAAGCAGGAGCACCTGAACAGTACACGATACCAGTTCAGTTTGACACAGCAAATTTTTTCGCTTAAAGATATCAACACTGCCGATTTCTGACATTATCAAGCTCACAACAGATATGGAGAATGAAATCAAAAATTTCAAAATGGAATTGAGTAAAATTGCTTGGTTCATGCGTGGAGGAGTCACCATGGACGAGTTGTACGGTAGCAGTCCGGAAGATAGAGAAGTGTTTGCCAAGGTAATCAAAGACAACCTAGACACTGCCAAAAAAACAGGACAACCGTTCTTTTAACACATCACACACTATATAAAGTATAAAAAAATACACACACACGGTGTCTAAAACCAAATAGCACCATTTAATCAATGACACAGTCGTTCTAAATAATTCACATATGCAAATTTACACACAAATTGTGCGACCCCAAGAGCTGGATGAAGACGACCTCTGGATTCCCTGTCTTAAAACTGCCACTGTTGAACACTCTCCTGCAGATGCACAAGCACTGATCATCACTCACATCGAAGCCATCAATCATTATGCACACAGTCTGTCAGAACTGTTGGAACAAAAAGTGTATGCGGTGGGATCTAAGACTTATGACCGCCTTGTGGCGGCGGGCTTCGCAGAAAATAATATTCATTGGCGACACACAGCCAACGATTTGAAACTGCGTTCCAAAAACACAGGCCCACTCACTTGGCTCCACGGAGACAAGTACGCCAGAGATTTTCGTGCCATACCAGAAGTTACTGCCATTCAGACTTACGAATCAAAACCAGATCCTTCAGCCATCAAACAGATATTGAAATTGGAACCAGATGTTATTCATGTGTATTCGGAATCAGTATTAAAAGAATTAGAGATTAGAAACTGGAGTCACACCAAGTTGAAACACGTTGCGTCAGCGGAACCAGATGTCAGTGTGTGGTTGGATTGTGAATCATTTGATCCTAATGTTTAAGAACGACTCACGTCGTTCTGCTTTTCGCTTGTGCTCAAGCATTTAAGCAATTACATAACGAAGTTATGTTGTCATCATGCAGACAGTTGATCCATACTTCACCCAGTAACGGGAAAAGTATGTAGACATCATGCGAGACTAGCCTGCCATTTTGTGAGAGGAACTTTTGTGCGGAAGCGGTAACCCGTCAACTCCCTATTCCAGACTTCATCAGTCACGGTCAACTGCGGCACCCTTCACAAACAAAGTGAGCAGTTGCGATGTTGTATCTTTTTCACAGAGCATCTTCTTTTATGCCTTTAGTAAGCACTTTCCTTGCAACTCAGGATTCACCATTATGTTTCAAATGCATTTCCTGGATCTACGATCAGTTGTGTTGCTATATTGCCTTGTTGTAATTTTTAAGTTCTTCTTTTAGGATTCTTGAACCACCAACTCTTACATTGATGATACCGTTGTAATATTCGTCGGATTCTAATACTCGTCTTTCGAATTGTTCCCGAGCTTCGAGATAACTCATTACGCCTCTAGTTTTGCAAATGTACAATATTTCTCTTGTAAACTTGTCTTCGCCTAATTCTGTCACGTCAGCATTCAGATGATCTGAGGAACCCCAATATTCTTTCCAGTCAGATTCAACTTTGCTTCTACGTTTGTTTATCCTGCCTTTAAGTGGCGGACGTGTCTTCTTGAATTTCGCTAATTTTTTACCCACATACATCTTACCACTGGTTGTGTTTGTGATCAAATACACAAATCCTTCACAGTCTTCCGGCAATGTCTGAATGGGTTTACCCTGATAAGTCCATGGCATATGGACATACTTACTGATTATTTTTTTCGCTGTTGCTGTTTGTGGATCTTGGACACTTTATATTGTTCTTCTAGCTCTTTACGTCTTAGACGTGCCAAAATTCTAATTTCTGCCAGTGCCAATCTAGCGGCAACTTTTGTGGCAAGGCTTTGCCTCTTGGCAAACAACTCGTTTGCTTTAAAATACGCCATGTATGCTTGGGTCAGTTTGTCGTGAGTATCATCTTGAATGGTCATTTGTTTCCACATCGTTGGCATATGCTGTGAAGCCGTTTTCTTTAACAACTCTAAGCACGTTGTTCACTCTGCCCATTAATTCATCTTTATGAGATATTAAAAATATGTTTTTGCCTGATTCTCTGCTCATTTTTTTTAGAATAGCCAAACTGCTTTCAACTCCTGCTGAATCCATACCAGAATCTATCAATTCATCTAAAAACAACAAGTTAATTTTTTGATACAAATTTTCCCATACATCTCTAAACGCAAAACTTAAACCTAAAATTAATCTATTTCTTTCACCTCTACTCAGATTGTCAAAGTCTAGTTCTTGTCCCAGTTGAGTGATCTCCACACTTAAATCATTTTTAAATGTGACCAAGTGTGGAAGACCCAATTGATCCAAGTAGTGAGTTAACCTGTTGTTCAAAAAGGTTAAGTTTTGATCAATTATTTTTTTCCTTATGAAGGAATCTTTGTTTGTTAATAGTTTGTGTAAAAATTCTTGATGTTCTTTTAATTTTTGCAGTGTATTTGCTGTGTCCCAATCTATTTTTTGTACTGCTTGATTTTTTAATTCATCTATTTGATCTAGATATGGATTAGCATCTTCTTTTTTGTTAACAAGTGCTGTGTTGATTGATTCTACATATTGTCTGTGATCATATGCTTCTTTTATGGTGTCATAGTATGTGTCAGGTCTTTGATCCAAATCACCCACTGCTTTGATGTCTTTTACAGTTTGTTCCAATTGTTGTGCTAATTCCATCACATAACTGTTGGATTCTCCATATTCTTCTTCCAAAGTTTTCTGCATTTGTTCTATTTTATCTTGAGGCAGATCCTGACCACAAGCATAACAAGTGGCTTTGTGATTAAGTTTTTCTAAATCATCATGCAATTTTTTTGCTGTCTTATCTGCTTGTTCGATGGTCGATTCCAAACCAGCTCTGTCTTTTTGCAATTGTTTTAACGCATCGTTAAGTTTTGTCCAATCTTCAAATTTTTGATGTGCTTCTAATTCTTTATCAATGTCTATACTTTCTAACTCTTTTAAGTTTTTTTCTAATTTTTCTATGTCTGTGGTGTTCTGATTTTGCCAAGCACTGCTTTTGTTGTTTAAACTGTGAATTGTTTCTTCTACTTTTTCATTGCTAATTTTCAAACCTTCTAAACGTGATGTTTCCAGCGATATGTCTTCTTTTGAACGTTTGATGTGTGTTTTTAAGATGTCTGCTTTTTCAGACAACAACTGAATTCCTAACAGTTGTTCAATTATTTCTTGTTGTTCATTGTTGTGTAAACTTAAAAAGGGTTGAGTGTATGTGTTCAAAGCCACAATGTGTTTGAACATTTTTGGATTCATTCCAATCATTCTGTTTAGGTCTTCTTGCGTTTTACGTGAATCGCCTTGACTGACATCTGATAGTTCTTGCTCTTGATCGTCTATGTAATATTTCATTACATTGGGTTTTCTTCCACGCTCCACTCTGTAATTTACACCATCTTTTTCAAATGCTATTGTGACCAACATAGCCTTGCTGTTGGTTTTGTTCACTAGATTGTCTTTACGTATTTTTGTAAGTGCTTCACCATACAATGCGTAACTCAGTGCATTAACAATAGTGGTTTTACCTGTACCATTACGTGATCCTGCATCATCACCACCCATGTCTAAGTTTTCACCCAACACTAATGTTAACAATTTTTGTTGAAAGTCTATTGCTTGGGTTTGATTACCCACACTCATAAAGTTTTTTACAGTAAGTGTTTTAATCAGTATCATTGTTTAAATCTCTATATATTTTAAGCAAAACAGATTTATCAAATGCATCAGACTCAATTGTTTCAATTTCTTTAGAGACAATTTGATCCACACTTTCAAATTTTGTGATATCAAGTTCTGTGTTTATTTCTTCTTCTTGTTTGCTTGGGATTAATGTCATTTCTCTACAATTATATTCCTTCATAAAAGTCTCTTTGATATAACTGGCTTCTTCAAAACTGATGTCTATGTCTAATGTAACTCGTAGATGCATCTTCTTTTTCATAATTTCTTTGGTTTTGTCCAACAGTGTGCTTAATTTTACATTTCTGTACTTGGGACAATTATCCCAGTTGAAATAAACAGGCTCTGTGCCATGTTCTAATATCATCATGCCTCGGTCATCGTCATCAACATCTGCATAATTGTGTGGAAAAGGATTGCCCAAATAATGAATATTGTTTTTGACCTGTCTTTTATGAAAGTGTCCAGAGAACACATACTCTTGTTTTTTGAAATCGCTCGCTCGTAACTCTCCTGTGTCAGGCATTTCCACCATTGCGTTCATAAAGAAGTTGGGTAATTCAAAGTGACCAAACATATATTTGCATTCCATGTTGCCAACTTTTTTCCATTCGTTGTCTATTAACCACGGCACTAATATGGTGTCACCTATTTTTGTAATTTTGTTAACCATGGTAATTCCTGGAATAAATCTGCCAAATTCTACAGATTGTATATCTCTGCTGTCTTTGTAATATAAATCATGATTGCCTGGAAAAAAATAAAAGTTATCAAATGCTTTTCCTAATTTTTCTAAACATCTTATGGAAGCATCCATAGTGGTTATGTTCACACTGTTTCTGTTGTGATGCCAGTCACCACAAAATAATCCTGTTTCACATCCGTGTTTTTTTGCTAACTCGATATACCAATCAACGAATTCCTCACAGTCATCGTTGTGTAATTTAGAATTGGATTTCAATCCGAAATGAATATCGGTGAAAACTGCTAATTTTTTGAACAAAATAATCTCCTACTTTTCTTAAGAATACACGAAAGTGTTGTGTTTGTCAACTACTTTTTTGTTTTTTTGCTAACTTTAGTTTTTGCCGCTGATTTTGGTGCACCTGTATCGCCTGAAGTCTGTCTACTCATACTAGGCATCATATTGTTAATTTCCAAAATATCATCTCTTATGTTTTGATTACGTTTTTCAATATTAATAATTCTAACAAATGAGTTCGTAACTGCCGCAGTGTAGTAAGCAAACGGATTGTCTGATTTTGATTCATCAAACTGTAAACCAATCTGAGCTAATTGTAATATGGCTTGTCCTTGCATTTCATCATTATAAGTGTAACCTCTCACGTTACCTCTAGTGCCATAACGTTCGCACAGTTTCATCCACATTTTTGCTAACTCATTTGTGGCTCTGCCAGTGTCTTTATCAAATTTGCCGTTTTCCATTCCACCCTGCCAATGACTTTTGCCCACACATATTAGGTTGCCTTTTTTGTCATACTTCCAATGTTGGAATGGTGGAAAGTTCACTTTGGTTTTGTGATCTGCCACGGTCTTTGGGTTCTTTTTTCTACCAGGTTCGTCTGGCACATGCTCAAATGACATCACTCTAAACACAACATCATCTTTATCGATTTTTCTATAATCTATTTGACAATCGCCCAATTTAGTCTTTGGATCCAGTTTTTTACGTCTTTCGTAGTCTTGTTGTGTTAATTTTTTGGCTTTATTTCTTTTTGCCTCAGCAATAGTTCTAATGTTTATTGCATCCACGCCTTTCACAATCATGTTGTATTCGCTGTATGCATCGTCTACAAAACTGCAAAACGATCCCTTAGATTTGTGAATCTCCAACAAAATGTCTTTGTTGTTTAGGTAATTGACTTTTTTCATTAATATTCCTTGTTATATATCTCTTCATTATAAACTACTCAGTTAATTTTGTCAATAAATAAATGTATGGCAGATAATTTTCTTAAAAAAGCAACTAGTTTGGTACAAGACAAAGCAGTAGACTTCAAAACACTAGGTGAGGGTATTGCTAAAAATACATCAGGCTTCTTAAACACTCAAATAGATACACTGGGTAAAACATTAGACTCAGTATCCAGTTTTGCTTTTGGTAAGGCCAAACGACTAAAAGGTGATCTAAAAAAATTCACCGACGGCAAATTGAATATCGATTCTTCTGTGTCACAGGTCCAATTCAACTCAAACGGTACTGACTCAGCAAACGATCAAGATTGGCGTGTGAGTTTGTCGATGCCGCAGAGTATTAGAGATATGATAAACGGAGAAAAAACACTGTTGGATCCTTTAAAAGCCACAGGCAACAAATTAGTTTTTCCTTATACTCCAACAATATTAGCATCACACTCAGCCAACTGGAATCCGATGCAACCGGTACACACCAACTATCCATTTTATGCTTACGAAAATTCACGTGTGGATCAACTAACAATCACAGCACACTTTTATGTGCAGACTGAACAGGACGCTCGGTATTGGGTAGCGGCAGTACATTATCTGAGATCAATGACAAAAATGCATTATGGTCAATCACCAAATAAAGGTGCTCCACCTCCAGTGGTAAAATTAAACGGATACGGAGATTTCACTTTTAAAAATGTTCCTGTGATTATTACAAACTTTCAATTTGATTTAAAAGAAGATGTTGATTACATCAGCACAAAAATAACAACAGGTGAACAGGCAGTGGACACGGGCGATGCAGTTGCCTCAACTGGCGGAACCTATGCTTGGGCACCAACAGAAAGTATGATCACTGTAGGTGTTGTACCACAATACAGCAGAACAAAACAAGCACAATTTGATCTTAAAGATTTTGTTAAAAATGGCGGAACAACAGGGAGTGGATTTATTTAATGGCATTTTACACAGGTTCAAGTCCTTATGCATCGACACAAATTGTTGACGATCAATATCTCGACATAATGACAATACGTCCAGTGCCGGCAAAACCGGACGATGTGTTGTACACAGTAGAACCACAATACAATCATAGACCAGACTTGTTGGCTTATGACCTTTACGGCAACCAAAAACTTTGGTGGGTGTTTGCTCAACGCAACATGGACAAAATTTCTGATCCAGTTTACGATCTTATTCCTGGCTTAGAAATTTATATTCCACAAGGACCTGCTCTTAGAGATACACTAGGAGTCTAGATGTCATACAGAAATAAAGCCTACAATGTTATTAAAAAAAATAACGATGTTAAAGTAGTAACAGACAAAGTAAAAAAATCTAGTTCTACAACTGGTTGGAGTACTGGCGTTGGCGAGAGCGAAATAGGATTATCAGATTCATTTTCTAAAACTGGCGTTACAGAAAAAATTAATACACAAACAAGTGAAAAAGGTAAAACTAAAAAGTACACCACTATAAAAGAATTCACAAGAGATTATATTCCTAATCCATTACACGATTTTCAAACCTACAACACAGTCTTTACCATTGCGGCATTAACCAAAGAAGAAGTTAATTTTCCTGACATACTGTTCAACAAAATGCCTAAATTTCCTGTTGCACATTCCAGTGGTAAAGGTGATATCAAAGAAGTTACTTTTTACAAAGACATAGGAGTAAACCTTGAATATTTTGTAGATGAAGTGGACATCAATGCTATTGTGTCTCCAACACAAAAAAACAAACACACACAATTCACCACAATGAATTTCATGATAAAAGAACCGTTCAGTATAGGTTTATTTTTACAAACACTAAACATACAGGCGGCAAAAGCCGCAGATGACGGAGAAGTAAACTACACCAAAGCACCTTATGGGTTAATCATAGATTTTATAGGACTAGATGCTAATGGTAAAATTTTTAGAAATGAAAAACTACGCAAAGTGTTACCGTTTTATTTCACCAAGGCGGCTGTGAGAGCAGACACTTCAGGTGCAGTGTACGAATGCTCAGCAGTTCCCATCACAGAATATGGCACTATGACCATCAACAACAAAATCAAAACAGATATCACACTGTCTGGAAAAACCGTTTACGAAATGATGCAGGTAGGTGACTCCAGTCTAATGGCACAACTTAATTTTAAAGGCGACGATGATAAAAAAGCCAAGAAAAAAGAAACTGTATCATATGTACCATCAGATGATGTCGTTATATATTTTCCTAATAATCAACAAACAACTCTAACAGAATCACAAAGAAAAGTTGTTTTAAAAGATAGAGCAGTAGCACAATATGCCGATACAGGAGATGATGTGTCTTATACATCTGCATTTAAAACAAAATCCAGAGACAAAGCAGTTGAAACTTTGTTGGGCAACAATGTTTCCGTTACCAATGAATACACAGGAACAGGCGGACAAGGTATTAGGGTGTTTCAATTTAACGAAGGAGAAGACAGTGAGTCGGGTCCATCATTTCTAGGCAACGATATTGGAGCGGCTAAAATGGCAATTTCTGAGAACAACATGTCAATTGTAGGAAAAACATTTCCTGATTTTGAAGAAAACTATGACAAACGTAAAAAAACATTCACAAGAGACAACATAACTCTTAACTTGAAAGAAATGACATTGAGCTTTGCTAAAGGGTCTTATATCACAGACATTATTGAAACTGTGATATTGTTGAGTGAATATTCATTGAACTTGGTCAAAGCACCTGATGAAATAAAAAACAAACAAAAAGGCACACATCCTTGGTTCAGAATAGTGCCCAAGTGTTTTGAACTTAAAGATTCGTTCCATGAAAATTTAGTGCACCAGAGCCCAAAAATTGTGGTGTTCAGTGTTGAGCCATTTCAAGTGCCAGATGATTTGTTTATAGATCCCACAACATATTCAGAAGGCACAACCACTATCAGAAACAACATTGTGAAAGGGTTCAACTATTTGTACACAGGAGACAACAAAGACATATTAGATTTTCAATTGGATTACAATTTTGGTTTTTACAATTCTGTACCAGCCAATTTGGGCAAGAGTGCAAATTCTTCTTCTGCTGACAAAAACAAAACAGACGCAAACAGTTCAACAGTTACAGAAACAGTGATACACACTATAACACCAGCAAGAAATGATCTTAAAGGCACACAAACAGCCGCAGGAGTGAAAGGTGAAGGCTCGCAAAGCGGTGAAGGAACAGAAAATGAATCAATGGAATTAAAAATAGCCAGATCAATGAATGATAGAATCATAAACAGTAATGTGGATTTGATCAAACTGGATTTAACCATCATAGGTGATCCTTATTTCTTACCAACCAGCGGCATGATGAATTCAAATGAGCCAACAAAATATTTTGTTGATCCAAGAAGTTATTACACTGACAAAGGAGATTTAACTGCCACAGGAAGAAAATACATGGGCAATGGCAGAGCTGAAATCAATTACATAGACAGAATGTGTTATGTGGAAGTTAATTTTCAAACACCAATTGATTATGAAAAAAATGGTGACAACTTTATATTTCCCAATACCGGCGGATATGTGAATGGCATGGGAGAACATGTGAGACTGGGAGAGTTCAGCGGACTGTACAGAGTGATCACATTGGCAAATAATTTTAGATCAGGTAAATTTGAACAAACACTGACCATCATTAGAAGTGGTAACACAACCATTGATGCTAAAGAAGGTTCAAGTGAAAACACAAAACAAATACAAACAAGTAAACCGGCAGTAGAATAATGGCAAACAACAACAAACGAAAATCATTTGCAGTAGATCCTAAAAAAGATCAAGGACCTTTCGAAGCCATTGTGAGAAATGTGTTGGATCCTAAATTCAGTGGAGCCATTGAAGTTGAATTGGTTAAAACATTGGATTCAGGCAACAGAACAAACACAGGACAATTCATCACAGCAAAATATCTCAGTCCGTTCTACGGAACCACTGATGTGGCAGGACTTGCTAAGAACAAGGATCACAGAGACAGCCAACAGAGTTATGGTATGTGGTTTGTGCCACCTGATGTGGGCAACAGAGTTATGATTCAATTCATAGAAGGCAACATCAACAGAGCATTTTGGACAGGATGCATTCCACAAGAATTAATGAATGTGATGATCCCAGGATCAACACCTGCCATGAGCAACACAGACACCACAGATTCTGAACTGAATGAAGATCCTGCAGATGCAGACATCAGAGGCAAAAAAATGCCTGTGGGCGAACACAACAAATTAAAATTTGCAGATAAACCTGCAGACAAACCTTTACAGATCAAAAAACCCATCAACAGATTATTCAAAGCAGTGTTGGACAACCAAGGATTGATTGCAGATGAAATCAGAGGACTAACCACATCAAGTGCAAGACGTGAAGTACCTTCTTCAGTGTTTGGTATAAACACTCCAGGACCTATAGACAAAGTGTTCACACAAAATAAACCAGTGGTCACAGCAAGAACAGGTGGAACATCATTTGTTATGGATGATG